TGAAGTTCGTACAGCGCAAGGTAAGGGTGCGAGCCGCCGCCTGCGTCACAATGGTCAAATCCCTGCAATCGTTTATGGTGGCAGCGAAGAGCCAGTTTCAATCATCTTAAACCATGATGAATTAAACAACGCGCAAGCACATGAATCTTTCTATTCTGAAGTGATTACTTTAGTAATCGGTGGTAAAGAGGTTGCAGTTAAAGTACAAGCAATGCAACGTCACCCATTCAAACCAAAATTGGTTCATATTGACTTCAAAAGAGCATAATCCAGTATTTACGCTATCTAAAGTCAATTTTAATTCCGAAACATTTTCTTATTTTTAGGTTTTAAAGTTTAATAAAATCAATGAGTTTTAAAAACGTTTCGGAACGTGATTTGTGACGAAAAAAGGCCCTTCATTTGAAGAGCCTTTTTCATTTGGTTGGATTGAGTGGTTTTTCTTTTCTGATGTAATGTTGAGTGGTACGTGCAGAAGTATGGCCAAGTTGTTTTCTTGCTCGTTCATCATCAATCATTAATGAAAGGTCTGTTGCTGCTTTTGCGCGAAGATCTCTCAATTGCACCTGATTGATCTCTTCCGCCAGCTCTTTATATTTTCTTGATGCCGCATTACGTGTATCTTTGAAATAATCTGTAAGTGATCTCCGCTCGAGTTTTCGTCCCCATTTATTCGTAAACAGAAACTGATTTTCTTCAGTGATCCGCTTGTCGATAATCTCTTTTAGTTTACCTATAACTTTAATCGCAACACGTTTACCTGTTTTTTGCTGTGTAATATGCAGTAAATCGTTGTAGATGTGTGAACTATGGATTTTTACCACGTCTATTGGACGTTGTCCGGTTAAATACATCACATCCATAATATCCTTCATATCCCCTGTTGCGCAGTCGTAGATTTTATCTAGGATATAATCTTCAATGTACACATCACGATAATTCACTTTGAATTTTTTAACCCCTGTAGATGGGCTGATCTTTTCAGTGTAACCCCATTCTCTCGCCATACTCCAAATGTGGCCAAATAACCCGACTTCGATATTTGCGGTTGGTTTAACGTCTTTTCTCCAATCTAAATATTCACGGATGTGTATAGGCTCTATTTCATCAAGGGTAAATGGTGGATCTTGGAAGTATTGGCGTAATTTCTTTATTGCCTGAATGTTTGAGTTTCGAGTGTTCTTCGCTTTTTTAAGCGGCACAACTTCTTTTTCATATCGCTCAAGCACTTCAATGAAAAGGATATTATCTTTTTTCGTCAGATACTGCATATTAAGCTTTGCTGCTTCCAGAATAGCAATGTGCTTATCTTTACCTAAAGCAACTTCTTTTTTATCTGCCATCGTGTAGTAGTAATAAACCACGATTGAGCCATCCGCTCTTTTTCGATTCCGACAAACTAAACCTTGTGGCAATCCTTGATTAATTCGTTTTCTTGGACGTGCCATAATATCCCCCTTACTAACTTAATACTGCAGACCGCCTTCTTTCTTTTNATTTTCTATTTCCTTTTGGATGAAGAAAAGGAATTCCGAATTCATTTAAGCTTTTCATCTGATATTTAGGACAAACATATCCAGTTATTAACGCTAATAATTCTGGACTGCAGTATTCATCAAAAAATTCTCTTTCCATATTCTCTCCCATAAAAAACCGTCCATTTGGACGGTTGTCGTTAATTGATATTTTGTGTACAAACTGTTTGGCAAATGTGGCCATCATAGTCTTTATTTAAATCTAGGTTATAAGCGGTCCATAACAACGCCACCGCAAAGAAAATCTTGAACATAACTTGTCCTTTTCGTGAATTTGAGGTGTAAAAATCCGCCACACGATTTTTCAAAAGTGCGGTCGGATTTTGTGGTGTTTTAGATGGTGGTTTCGACTTTACCGAAGATTTTTTCGTTAAAGCTGCGGATATGCTTCAGTACGCGCCAGTTTGTTTCTGGATCTGCTTCAATGTCGACGGTGATACGTTTCACTACTTCGTTGAAGCGGCGTAGTGTGTTGCGATATTCAACAGCATTATCTCTTGCTTCGACGGCGAATTTTGAACCGATGGCAGCAAGCGGGCTGTAAAGCTCGTGCAGTAGGTTGTTGTTGCGTCGGAATGCGAAGCACGCCCAAGCTACGGTTTGCAGTTCATATTCGGTAAATTCAAAACTGAATTTCTTTTCAGGTTCAGGAAGTGCAAGTTGTTGTGGTTGATTGCGGTGCATTGCTAAGAACGTACGTAATACGATTAAGTGGAATTTAGGGCTAATCCACATCGCATAGGCAAGCATTAATTCTTCGCAAGCCCACGTACCTTGCTTTGAAATATCAGAACCGCCACGAATTGTTTTTAAAGCGAAGATCGTTTTTGTGCTTCGGTCATTTTCAATCTCTTTTATCAGTTCTTTAGTTTGTTCATTACGAGCAAATAAACTTGGACGATGTTTTTCTAATCCGCCACTTGCGATATGAAGGTCATTTAATGAAAAGAGATTTTCGTATGAACGAATAGAAGTTTTGAGAATTGTTAAGTTTGACATTTTTATGCCCCTATGAGTTAGTTCTTTATTCGACCAACCTTAGTAGGGTTGATCGGGCTTCAACTACTGCTCATAGACAGCGGAGCTTATTTCCTTTCGGTATTGTATTAGGCTCTCTCGACCCGAACATTGAAATCACCAGATCTGGTGATTTAAATTTTAGGCATAAAAAAACCGCTATGCTTTCGGGTGCGGATAGCCGCTATGAGTTTGTAGTGCGGTTATCTTAATCCGAAGTATAAGCGGTGTCAATGTAAATCAATTCTATAAATCTTCTTCCTTAACGAAAATGGTTATAGAGGCTAAGGCTATTTATCTTTCGGCGGTGCTGGAAGTGGTTGCCAGTGGGTTACTTCATCATCTGTAAACTCAGTAAATCCGCACAAGTCTGCATCGTAAAATGCAACCTTCACAGGTATGTCATATTCCGGGCAATATGCGATAAAAAAGCCATCTTCACTTGGAGGGCAAGAGTCATACTTAATCCAGTTGCCATCTTTCGGGTAATCTACAATTTCTGGTTTTTCAAGGACGTAATCAAAATCGGAGCAGCGCTCATCTTTCTCCTCTTCTGTTAACGTTTTTTTCTTGCATTCGGCCTTACCTAAAACCACACCATAAACGGCATACGGTAAATCATTACTCTCATAATTTTCGTATTCGTCCATATCATCTGCAAATTCGTGCGCATCAGTGGCACCGGCCAAACAAGTCTCTCTTGCTTGCTCTAATGTTTCACACAAATTAATAATGTGGATATCGTTTGATATATCCACTGAAAAATATTTGGTCATTTTGTCATCTCCAATTAATCAACTAACACACTTAACAAACAACATCCAATGTGTATTATTCAGGCGCCCAGATTTATGTCCAATTATTGGATTTACGCCGATAATTTTTAAAATCTCATTGACCGTTATTTGCGTTTCATTCCACTTAAAAATAAGGGTGCCGAAATCATCAAGCACCCTCATACACTCATCAAAACCTTTTTTAAGCTGCGTTCGCCAATCCTCGTCAAGCCGTCCGTATTTTTTGACTAACCAAGATTTGTCACCACCTTTTATTAAGTGAGGCGGATCAAATATAACGCATTTGAAAGATTTATCAGGGTATGGCATATCGGTGAAATCATGGATTACATCAGGCTCCACTTTTAGCAGTCTGCCGTCGCATAGCGTACCTTCAAAAGTGCGATTGTCTGCAAATAAAACGTGTGGATTTTGCTTGTCAAAATGACACATCCGCGACCCGCAACAGGCATCAAGAATTAATTTTTGTTCCATTTCTTACTGCCCTTATACGGCTTTAAATCCACCACCGGCAACACATCAACCAGTGGTCTTGCTGTTGTGCCAGTTGTTGATGCGCTACTGCGGTTTTCATTTATCCAGTCAGCTAATTCCTCCCACGAATCGTAGTCAAGTTTGTGGAATGCGTTATTTCGGTCACTTTCCCAGCGTTTTAAATGCTCATTAATATCTCGCGTAATTACCTCTCGAGTGTTACTGCTTAACACGCTCCAGTAGGTTTTCACATCGTGAATAGTTTCGCTAACGATATAAGTATGTCGTGGCAAGCTGTATCGGACGTGACTAATCATTAAATCTTGGAGTTTATGCAGTGGGATTTTGATGTTAATTTCATTCATTTTTGTTTTACGTTTACTAAAAATACGTTCTTGTTTTATCGCTCTAAGCTCAGTTTCAAGCATCGTATTTCCCAGTTTTAGTTGATCATTCTCAGCTTTCAGACTTTTAATTAAGTCACCCAATTTTCGCAGTTCCAAATCATGTTGTTCGAAAGATTTATCAACGCATTTACCCAATAGTCTAAGATCTTCCCTCAGAATATTTTCAGCTATCCGTTTAAGTAATCTCATAATCTATCCCTAATCCCGCCAAATTCTTTTATTAGGCTATCCACTGTTTTGCCAAGCACGCTCGCCATTAAGACAAAGTCTGCATCAAAACGAGCTGTCACATCTTCTTTTACAATGTCATCGTTCTTCTCGGTGATATTGTTGTCAAACTTCAATCGTTTCAGCGTACCGTCTTCGATTAATACAAATTTAAGGTTGTCTTCCCACTCAAGCGCGAGTTTTGATACTGAGCCATTTTTTGCAAGCTCGATTATTTCTTCATCTTCAATATCTTTTTGCTTGCAGTGAATAACTCCAAGATCTTCTCTTTCTCGAATCTCCAATTCTTCGCGCAAGATGAGCCAATCTGGCGCGGTATCTGTAACCCATTTTGTCATCACTTCGCATGGCGCACAGTTAAACGCCAACGGTACTACTGGCAAGCTACCGAGCGATTTACGCAAAAGTGCGAGTGCATCTTCAGCTGTTTTACTTGATGCCGCATCGACAAAAATTAGTTGTTTCAACATGTCGATGTAAAGTGCGGTTGTTTTGATGCGAGAAAACGCTTGTGGAAGTAGGGTAGCTATCACATCATCTTTTAAAGATGCTCGTTCTACTTTCTTTAATTTTCGCTGTTCTTTTTCTTCAAGTGCAGTGATTCGTTTATTGAGTTCACGATTTACAACTTCTGTTGGTAAAATCTTTTCTTCACGTTTAGCTACAAGTAAGATTTTTCCGTTCGCTTGATGAGCTAAGTTTTCGCTGGTGGCGAGCGGAGCAGACCAACCGAAATGGCTAACGTCTGCCGATTCGCACGGAGTAAACTCACATTCTTTGAGTTGTTTTTCGATACTCTCAAAGTCTATTTGTTTTGTTAATTGGTAAATAATTGCATTTTTGAACCAGTACATTTTTATTATTCCTCATAAATAAAAAGCCGCTAATTAATAGCGGCAGATTTTAAGCATCATCTTCGTAGTAGTGTTCTTCAACCACGAACCCATCATTATCTATAAGGTAATAGCCTATTTCCTCGCCATCACCACCATAGATAGGTTTTCTATATAGTTTTTTAATCATCTTTAACCTCAAAACGGAATATCACCAAACCCATCTTGTTCTGCTGCTGCGCTTAATGGGTCGATTTTTTCTTTGTCTTTGGTTGGTTGTTGCGTTTCACTGCTTGCCTTGCTGTCTAGCATTTCAAACGATTGTGTCGCTACTTTAAGTGCGGTGCGGTTATTGCCGTTTTGGTCTTGCCAACTTTCCTGTGCCAGTTTTCCTGTTACGCAGATTTTTGAGCCTTTTTGCAGATATTGTCTTGCTACATCAGCAGAGTTGCCGTGTACCACAATGGGTATCCAATGCGTACGTTTAACTGTATTACCTTGTTTATCTCGGTAATCATCACCGATAGCAAGATTAAATGTGGCAATTTGCCCTCCATTTTGGAATTGGCGGATTTCTGGGTCACTGCCTAAATGACCGACTAATATCACGGTATTGGTATTACGTGCCATTAGCTCATCTCCTGTATGAGTTGTTGATAATATTCTTGAGCAATTTCTACTCGCTCTTTGATTTCTTCGATGATTTTGTCATCACGTTTAACTGTAACGGTTGTAATGCGTTTTGACTGTGGAATTTGCTCCACCAAGTCAATATATCGCTCTGGATTGTCATAGCTTGATAATTGGTCATAAGGAGTAGGGAGGAGGACAAAATCAATTTGCGCCTCATCACAATCCCATAGCCACATATAGCCTTGCATTTGTATGTCATATCCAGCTTTTTGGGCTTTTTCTTCCGCCTCATCAGCAAAAAAAGGGTGTGAGCCAATATCCCAAGGACACTTGGTGTCGATGATTAATTTTCGACTTGGCACATAAATATCGCACTCGCCTGTAATCCAATCATTTTCACGTCTTTCCGTGTTCTTTTTAAGTGGTAAACCACGTTTACGGCCGCTTAACTTAATAGCTTGTTCTTCTAGTGCGATGCCTTTCTCGGTGTATTTATTGCCTTCGAAATCTTGATAACCAAAGAGATCGAATTTAACGATTTTTCGCACCGCACTTTTAGCGGTAGCAGATATTCCATTACCGCTTTTAGGCTTTACCATTAAATCAGCCAAGCCAGAGCATCTAGCTTTCAGTTGATACATTTCCATTTTCTAGCTCTTCCAGTTTTGTTAATTGCTCTTGACTAAATTCATACGCTCCGCTATCGCAAAGCTCTTGTAGGGTGGTTTCGCCGTTGGCAATGCTTTGTTTGCATTGCTCAAATGTGGTTTCATCAACAACCGCTAAAAATTCCGCTTCTTGAATATTGTCGGTGTAGTTGAACTCTTGATTTTCCACATCTTTCACAACGGCTTGGTCGGCTAATACGGCTTGTTGCATTTCAACAGAGAGTGGAGCTTGTTTTGATAGCAATAACTTAGTTACGGTTTTTAATGCCATTGCCTCGAAGTTATCGTGCCATACGCCATAGCCTTTTTTGAATGTTTGGCTGTAGCGTTGAGCGTGCTTGACGATGTCATCGTGACTCATATAGAGTTCAGCCGAAAAATCGTTTACCAGTTTAAAATAGGCGTAATAGCCGATTGGGTTTTCGTTTTGCTCTGGTTCTTGCTCCCAGTCGAACTCAAAACCATTGATGAAATCTTTTTTGATAAGTTGCTTTTTGTACACAGGCAATGCGACTAAGCGTTTAAATTGCCCGCTACGTTGTGCAAGTTGGATAAAACCTTTATAACCAATTTGGAATTGCGCTTCGGTTTTCTTTTCCTTGTTGTTTCTAAAAGGGACGATGTAGGCAAAGCCTAAGCCATTTTGTAGTGGCAAATTCAGTGTAGCGGCCATACAAGCAGCGTTAAAAATGCTCATTGGATCGGCAGTTTTAAGCATTGAATTGCTGTTGGCGATTTGCATGACACTTGTTGCAAAGGTTGCCGCATTTTTGCCAACAAGTTCCTTAATCTTATTTTGCACATTCGCACTTTCAAAAAATGTTTTAAGTGCAGGCGTCTGTTTATTTTGTTGATGTTGGACTTGGTTTGTCATCTCGCCCCTCCATTAATCTGGGTCATAATCACTCATTCTGTCGTTTAATTCACGCTCTGCGATTTTCTTAATCGCCTCTTGCCTATAAGGCTCATAACTTGCACCGCTACCAATAGCAAGCCAGAAATTATCGTTATCGCACAGCATTTCCGTGAGTTCGTGATAATGCGTTTGGTCGCCTTGTTTTAAATCATTGTCGATTTCAGTAGCGACTTCATCTAAGGCGATTTCATAACCTGCTTGCCGATCCACTTCACGTTGATGAGCTGCATCAAGTTGATAGTAGTAATCATCGGAAGGTTTCATTGGTGTGCTCCTGTCCCATTGATTTCAATCTAAAGTGATGTCTTTCGCAAAAATCAATACGGTGTTGGCAATACTCGATATTCTTTTGCACTGCGGTATGGCGTTTAGCGTCAGCCCAATTCTTTGCAGCCTCAAGGTAATGACCTTTCTTTTCTGCTTTTACTGCCGATTCTGCGTAGGTTTTGTAAGTCAGTCTCATTATTTACTCCAAGTGCGGTTAATTTCGGCTTGTTTTTGCTCGACATAACGATACATATCATCATTGACTTGTGGGGTAAGATTGGCTTGATAGATGCCGTTTTCTTCACGCCATTGTGCTTTGGCTTTTGCCCGTGCCTCTTGTTGGATTTGTTCGCTTAGCGTGTTGTCGTGCCAGTCGGTAGGCTCGTTTGCAAAACAGTAGGCGATACCGCCAATTAAAAAAGCGAGAGCAAAGGCGATGGCTGTTTTACAAAGAAATGGGATGGTTTCAGCGAATACATCAGTAAATTTTTGCATTTTTGTTTCCTTTTTCGTCAATTTAGTGAATTTAGGGTGTAACAATCCGCCACACGGATTTCTTGAGGAAAAGTGCGGTCGGATTTTTCTTTGTTTTAGAAGTCGATTTTGACTGCTTTTGGATTAAAGCCTCGCAAGTGTTTTAATACACGCCAGTTTGTCATTTGGTCGATGTCAAAATCACTTGTGATGCGGTTTAAAATTTGATTGGTAGAACGTAACACGCTTAAATATTCGTAAGCCTGTCCGTAGATTTGCCCGCTCATGTTCGAGCCTAAAACGTTAAAGGCTCTTTCAATATGTTGGAAAGTGCCGACGCCACGTTTGAAAGCGAACCATAACCAAGCAAGCTGTTGTAATTCATATTCGGTAAATTCAAACGTAAATGTTGTCGGTTCCTGCGTGGCAATATTGGGGGATTGATTTTCTTCCATATCTTTCTCTTTTTTACGTTGATTTATGCCTTCTTTGAGTTTTACAAAGGCGGAAAAGGTGGGTTTAATTTCATCATTGAGTTGGTGATACTGTAATTTCTTTCGCCAAGCCATTTCAACACGTGAAATTAATTCGAGATTTTCAAGGGTGCAATTTCTTGAATTGCCGTCTTTGTAATCAATAATATGTCCACGCGGGATTTTTCTACCGGCTTTGCGCCAGAGATAATGCGATTTCCGTTCATAACGTTTAATGCTTGCTTTTATTAACCAACATTTTGCATTTTCACAATATCGCTCAAAGCCAATCGGTTTTAAATTTTCACCTTTCTCAAATCGACCGCTTCGTCCAGTTAGCCATTGTCTCTTCACGCGCAAAACCTTTAACGCGTGTGGATTAAATGGTTTATTGAAATAAACTTCCATTTTTTGAGCCAAGATTCTTTCATTTAACGTGCAATTCGCTTTAATGAACGCAAGTTCTTCTTTGCTGTAACGATTAGCATGCTTAAGGCTGGGAATATTGTGTTTCTTTTTTAATTTATAGAAAACATTACGATTTATTAATAAATCAAACTGTTGCTGAAACAATTTAATTAGATCAGATGGCTTTTTATCCCAATGTAAGCGAATAAACGCAATATGCTCATCGGTGAATTTAAATCGTTCCGCATTAGATGTCATCGCCTTGCGCCTTAGATATTCTTAGAAAATCAGGGGATTCTCTTTCAATTTGACGATTTTCAAACAATGTCATTGCTTTAAGAGAAATCGCATTGCTTGCGATAATATTTGCCGCAATGCCTGATACGGCATTGGCACGTTTAATTTCTCGATTAAGTTCTTCATCGGTTAAGTCTTCATCAAGCAGTTTTTCTAACTGGGAAAATAAATGATTGTTTAAGTCTGTGATTTTATTTTTCATTTTAAATACCCTTAAAAAAACCGCCCTTTCGAGCGGTAACTGGAGTAGTGAAATCAGTCTATGCTGATTTTGTCTAGATAGGGTTGCTTAGTGATTACACTTTAATTTCTAATTTTTCCATTGTTGCATTCCTCGTTTGTTTGCCATTTCAAAACACACTTCATCTATCATTCGCAACGGTTTCACATGCCGTTGTGTCTCTGTATTAGCAAATGTGTTTTGAAATATCCACATTAGGATATTCGCCTGCTTGAGCTCCACTTTCGGCAACTACACCGTTTTTCACTGGCTTTGCATGGGCAGACTTTAAACCACAGTGTTATTAAGTAGGTTAGGGCTTTTAATCTAACGACCGCTTAATACCGTTATGCACTGTGATTCTGTAAGATAAATTATTAAAGAGCATCGAGATTGTGTATCTCGTTTCGATGGCCTAATAATACTAAAACTAATATTAATAGTAAATATCAAAACTAATATATTTTGCAAAATATACTATTTAAACTATTAAATTACTGTTTTTACTAATATTTTATTTTTGAAAAACTTTGACTATTTGCTGAACTTGTGATCTAGATCACAAAAAAAGAGAGTAGATGAGAGTGTGATTTTAAAAAGTGCGGTCGGTGTTTAGCACAAAATTGAGAAGAAATGGCAAAATTGAACAAATGAACTTGTTCAGTGAACAAAATAAAGTGCGGTAGGAATTTCGGGCAAAAGAAAACCACCGTTATGGTGGTTTCTAACTTAGTTTGTTTGACAGATCTTCCATTGTATGAATGGAAATGCCAATCTGGGATTGTATATTAATATGCTCGCTTAATTTTTTTTTCAATTTATTTAAATCTTCTTCCTGAAGAAAATCTCTGTTATTTTGAATTTGTTTCTTTAAATTTTTTATACTCTTCTTTATATTTTTATTCATTCTAAGTATATCTGGGCTTGTGCCAAATTGTCCGATAAATAGAGCTACAGAAAAACTAAGAATCGGTGTTACTAAGGGTACTGCTAAGTTAGCCATTTCCACCAAATCGGGGTGATAGGGGACAATGTAAAACTTTATGATAATCGAAAGCAAAAGCCCTATTCCTGCGGTGTAAGAACCGTATTCAAACATTGAGAAAGGTTTTGCGACTGTATTTTGTTCAGCCATTGCTTTCCTCACTACGTTTAATTGCTCTTAATTGTTCAATGATAGAATCTTTTGTCGATATTCTTATTGATTTGGAACCAACCAAATCCCCATTATGATAATGATTGATGATGATTTTATGATATGGATTTAAAACACTGCTAAGATAAAACGATAAGATTTTTAGTAAACGAGAGAATACGGGGGTACACAAAAGTACCCCTATAAATAAAGCTAATTCGTTGATGTGCTCAACAAGTAAACTAATTAATCTTTCCATTATCAGAGATAATACGCCGCTCTTCTGGAGCTAAATGATGTTTAACTTTTGTTATAGTATAGTGTTCTTTTGTTTCATAACCTAGCATTTTTATTGTTTTGTTCATTGTTACAGTAAACAAATCACCTTTCTTGAAACTGGCAATGTTCTCATTTATTCGCTTAATAAAATCTTCGTCAGTAATTTCAACCGGGTAAGAGTGATTGCCGTAAGTCATTTCCCACCCTTTGCTACCTTTAAAGCTTACGGTAAGTAGTGCGATTGTTGTTTCTAATGTTTCAACCCTTTCTTTGGGATCGTTGATTTTCATCTTTTGAATCGTTTTTATTTCTTCTGGCTCCAACTTAACTAATACCTCTCTGGAATCTTCAAATGAATAAGGTGTTTTGGTAGTATTTCCGGCCAATATTTTAAATGCGGGTTTTATGTTTCCTTCCAGAGGTGAGGAAACCAGTGTTTTTATATTCTCACGAACATCCTTATTGGCTAATAACTTAGCTATGTTTTTATCTGATTTGATTTCTTTTCCATCAACACTTAAAGTTGCAACATCACTGTTATCATCGGTATGAATACCAATTACAGTTTCTCCTTTAGTATCATTAATTGCATCAAATATGGTCTTTCCTAAGTTGGATACGCTTTTTCTTGATTTTACACCTGCATAACCTAATCCAATATATGGCAACACATCTATAACTTGCGTAGCCATATTATAAATATCAATTCCAAAAACAACCTCAAGAGAGCCTTCTTGTGCAGGTGTTTCTACAAAAACACCAAGACTCTTGCGTCTGCCTGGATTTAACAAATTATCTGATTTTTCAATCAGATCATGCATTGCTATTATAGCCTTTCCAAGCTCTCTCGCATTCATGCGGTGATTTTCTAAATCTCGACTATTTGAATCATATGATAGAGTAATAAACTCAGTTCTAACAACCTTGCGTTGCTTAGGTTGTTTTTTATTGTCTGGCAAACTCTTAATTTTATTTGTCATATTTCTTCCTTAGGTCAGTTGTTACTACAGATCAACAATATCCAGTGTTAGTTTCTTGATTAGTTTTCCGACAAAGTGAATCTGTTCTACTTGGTATTTTTCTAAGATTTCGGGCTCATAACTTGGATTGTCAGAAATTACTTTTAGTCTATATCCGCTTAGATACTGCAAGCGCTTAATTCTTGCTTTTCCTTCATATACAAACGCATAAATTCCGTCATCTTTGAAGTCATTAATTGTTCTATCAATCGCCACGATGTCACCATGCTTTAGGCTCATTTCGGCATTATTTGGGTTGTACATGCTGTTTCCGTCGATAATCGCAATCGAGAGATTATGAGCCGTTCTGCGTTGGAAAATCTCCATGAACTTGTCGCGCGAAAATTCAATAGAGCGGATTGTGTCCGGGTAATCAAGGTTGATGACGCCATCACCGGCGGCAAGATGGTTATCAAGTAGTGTGAGCTTGATTGAATCGGAGGCTGTCGGTTCCGAAAACTCTTTTGCTTTTGCTACAAGAGTAGTGAAGTCCTCGGAAATATCAGGATCTATATCAGATGGTTCAACATCAAGAATCGAAGCAAATTTAATGATTGTTTCTTTGCTTATAGGCTGCTTACTATTTGGGTTCATATAGTGGCTTACACCGCCCTGTGTCTTAATATCCAACAGATTAGCGATTTTAGCTTGAGTTAATCCAAAATCTTTTTTCTTTGTTTCATAAATACTTTTTAGGCGAGTTTTAATCTCAAAAAGTCTTTGTTCCACTTCGCTCATTGTATCCCTCTCGTATCTTTTGCCGGAATTATATTAGCCCCGCTAATAAGATCAAGAATAGTGAAAATATTAAAGCTATTGAATAAGTTAAATAGTTTTGCTAATATTTAACTATTCAGGAGGCTATATGAAACTAACCGATTATTTAGCCGAGAAAAAACTCACTCAAGAACAGTTTGCTCGGCTTGTACAAAAAACCCAAGGATTTGTTAGCCATTATCTGACGGGACGTTGTGAATTAAGCGCGAAAACGACATTAGTTTGGTCTGCAGTAACTGATTATTTAGTTACTCCGCATGAATTAAGTCCGCACTTATATCCAAACCCAGATGATGGATTACCAAAACACCTTAGAGCGTAATTTACCAACCTTTACCTAAAAGAAAACCATAAAAATAAGGCAAAAATTATGGAAATGAAGAAAGTTATTATCGAAATGATTGATCGGATTCCTGGGGGGAGAAGTGCGGTAGCAGGGTTCCTAGGTTTTACCGAAAGTGAATTAAAGAATCGCCTTTATCAAATAAAAGGCCAACGATTCAAAAATGAAGAATTGATTGCACTGCAACTTGAGTATGGATGCACTGATTTTATCGATGAGCTTTGCCGAAATGCTGGTGGACGTTTTGTACCTGATGTGGCAGAGGATGAATTAGACAAGGTTGAGCTTGCCAATTTACAACTGCACGAGCTTTCGGCTCGAGGCTTGTTATTTGCTGCATTAGAAACAGCGTTAGAAGACGGTGAAATCACCTCGAAAGAAGAAGACAAAATCCGTCAAGCATTGAGTAAGCATTTAGCAGCAACACAACATTCGATTGAATGTGCGATTGTGTTACACAAGAAATAAAAAAGCCACGAGGAGATTTCGTGGCTTTAAGGAGACGTTTTATATGAATAAAACGAACATAAAAGACAGTAGTGATTGTACTTCTTCATCTCCGCTTTGGCAAGCCCTTGAATATCGAAAGCGATTAAAAAAACTTATCGAGCAAGGGGCATCAATTAACGAATTAGATAAACAAGCAAAATTGCTATTTAAGGAGATGAATGATGGGAAATCTCGTCAGAATTGAAGATTGGCGCGAATTACGCGAAAAAAAAGAAGAGTCTAAACCCGAAAAGCAAGGTGTGAAGAAAGTGAGTGTGGATGATGGATTTACGGCTATTCCGAATGAACTTTTAAAAGCAATTTTGCGATCTAAAGTTTTAGGTTGGAAAGGATCTTATTTGTTGGCAACCATACTTAAAACGCTTTCTTGGCGAAAAGAAAGCGATTGGTTCACGCATTCACAGGTTTGTGAAATGATGGAAATAGCACCAACCAAATATCACATTAACCAACTTTCGGCAGTAAGAAAAGAATTAATTAAAGAGCGTATTTTGTTTGAAGATGGCAAAAAAACAGGCGTGAATTTGTCTGTTTTTAGCTGGGAAATGCTTAATCCCGAAAAAGTAGGGAGTTCCCGAAATAATAGGGAATTAGTTCCCGAAAAAGTAGGGAGTGACTATCCCGAAAAAGTAGGGAACACAAAAGAAACTATTACAAAAGAAAAAATAAAAGATAACCCCCTCCCCCCTAAAGGGGAATCGACTGACACCGATGTGACACAAGGGCATGGAGATACACACCCTGATGGAAATACACACTCTGATGAAAAACAAAAAATTGATCGAACCGATTATATCGGGATAGCTCAAGCCTACAACGATGCACTGGACTTAACAGGCGTTGCTTTGCCAAGAATTGCCGATCCGTCAAATTTGAGTGACAAGCGTAAACGAGCCGTGAAGAAACTTTCTGAGGTGTTTAAAAAACGATTTGGCGATGGCAGCGCCTCCGCTCTTGGCGAATATTTTACGGATTTTATGCGCTCTGCTCGTGAGTTTTATTTCGGTGAGAATAACCGTGGCTGGAAAGCTGATTTTGATTTTTTACTACGAGAAAACACGTTGGATAAAGTTTTGGAAGGGAATTTGTAATGCGTAACACAACCTACGATTTGGAATATTCTTTGGTCGGTGCGTTTTTAAACGGTGGACTATCCCCACAAGCTCGTGAAGTGATGAGCTGGCTTGAGCCTGAAATGTTTGCCACATTCCAACTTGGCGCACTTTACGGAAATATTCGCAAACAGGCTCGCAAAGATGATTTGATTGATATTTTGCTGCTTGCACAAGACTACGGCGAAAACTTTGCCAATCTAGCTGAATTAGCAAGCGGATATGCTTACAGCGGGAACATTCTAGGCTATGCGAAGAAAGTCCATTCTGCTTGGATAAATCGCACTGCTCAACAAGCATTGTTGAAAATGGCAGGGGAGTTAGCCAACGCAAAAGAGGAGCAAGTAAACCAAATTACTCAAAATGCACTCAATCAAATCCAAAAACTACTTGTCAGCAAAACGGAAATTAAGCCAATTGCGATGGGTGAACTGGTCGATTCTTACGTGGATGTTTTAGAAAAACGTTCAAAAAGTGATTTCAAAGAACGCTTGCTTTACACAGGCATTGAGGCGGTCGATAACATTCTTGGTGGCATAAATTCAACGGATATTGTCATTGTGGCTGGTCGTCCAGGAACAGGTAAAACAGAATTTAGCCTGACAGTGACTCGCAATATTGCCAAAAATCATGGCTCAGTTTTATTTTTCAGCCTTGAGATGGGCAACTTCCAGTTAGTCGATCGTTTATTAAGTGCTACTGGTGGCGTAAGTGTTAAGAAATTGCGCAACCCTGCCGAGCTTGATGAGGGCGACTATCATCGCTTAACAAGCGCATTGCAAGAAGTGCGGTCGCAAGATGTTTACTTTGTCGATCGCGGTGGGTTGTCAGCAGATGAAATTTGCGCCATTACAGAAAACCATATTAGCGAGAAAGGCGCACCATCTGTGGTTGTAATTGATTATTTAGGCTTGATGAATCACAAGCAAGAGCGCGGTGTAAATCTAACCCAAGCTATCGCTAATTCTATGAGCAAGCTAAAAGCCTTTACCAAAAACTTCAATATTCCAATCATTTTACTTTGTCAGCTTAACCGTGATGTGGATAGCCGTGCAGTAAAACGCCCTGCTAATTCAGATTTACGTGATTCAGGCTCAATCGAGCAAGATGCTAGCCAAATCATCATGCTTTACCGTGAGGGCGCATACAAGGCAGATTGTGATAATCCTTACTCAGAAGCCATTGTGACTAAAAATCGGTTTGGTGGATTAGGCACGGCCTATATGAAATTTGATAGAGGCCATTTCCTCGATTGTGATCAGGCACAAGCGCATCAATTCATCAACGAGAAACCACAGCAACAAGCCAAAACTTATGCGGCTAAAAGTTATGGGAAAGGAGCATTGCAATGACAAGCTACAAATGCCCAAAGTGCGGTGCGGAATTAGAGGATTTTTATACGCCAGATTATTTTATATCGAGTAGCGAATGGGATGACGATCGTTTCCGCTGTAACGGTCACTTAATTGAACCAATACCGTTTCCGCAGGTAAGCAAATACAGCGCAGTAAATCGAACAAAATCTTGCGGTTATTTTGGGTTAGAGGATTTAGGTGTGGAGTATAGCGATGACTGACAAACAAACGTTTTTCTTACGTAACGAGCAAGTGCGATCAAATTGTCAGTCATTTATCCAAGATTTGCCAACGGACGATAAAAAGCCGTTAGTCGTAAAAATCCAACCAATAACACGAAACCTTGAGCAAAACGCCAAGTTCCACGCTATGTGCCAAGACGTTGCAAATCAGGCGGAATTTATGGGGCGTAAGCTCACAATGGAGCAGTGGAAAGTATTATTTATTTCGGGTCACGCAATCGCCACAAATCAAAAAGCGGATGTGGTGCCAGGTCTCGAAGGGGAATTTGTGAATATCCGTGAAAGTTCGGCTCAAATGAGTGTTAGCAGAATGGCGAGCCTTATCGAGTATGTGACCAGTTGGGGCGTGCAAAATGGTGTGAGATTTAACGATAGATGGGGATTTTAAAATGGACTGGATTATTTACTTTGCGCTGATGTTGATAGTGATCAGCTTACCTTTATTAGCACTTCTTTTGGGGCTAATTTTCCCATTTATTGCTAGATTTTTTAACTGGATATTAGTCATAAGCGCATTGGCATATTTTATCTTAATTGCAGTCGGTATTGGTTATGGCGTGATGAGTTTGGTGAGCTAAATGAAATTAAATGATGACGAGATCCTAGAGTTAAAAATCGTACTTTGGATTGTGGCAGTTTGGGTAATTTTTCAGATGGTGTTTGGATAATGGCTAAAGAGTATAAGTGCAAAGTTTGTGGCAAAGCGTTTATAAAAACCTTTAGCTCAACACAGAAAGTTTGCTCGCCTGAGTGTGCGATTAAATTAGCCCGAGAACAATCAAGAAAAAGGCAAAAGAAAGCGGAAAAACAAGAACAGATAGAGCGTAAAAAAAGATTACTAGATGGTGATAGAGGGCATTGGCTAAAAGCTCTTCAAAAAGAGGTAAATAAATTTATAAGATTGAGAGATAAAGGACAACCTTGTATTGCTTGTGGAACGGTATGGAAACCTAGTTTTCAAGCATCTCATTTTATTCCGCAGGGAAGAAGCTCATTTTTAAGATTTGATGAGAGGAATATTCATTCTGGTTGTATTAGATGCAATCTTTTCGTAGGTGGCGGAAATATACATGGATATAGACCAAGACTAGTCGAGAAGATTGGTGAGCAAGAGGTTGAGTGGTTGGAAGAAAATCAACATCGAATTAAAAAATGGGAAATTTCTGAGCTTAAAGAAATGCTAAAACTATACAGATTGAAGAACAAGGAATTAGAAAATGAAATGCAAGATTGATGGTTGCAACAGAGAGGCTGTGTATAAAGCAGATTGTGTTTGCCAAAAGCATTATTTTAGATTTATGAGAAACGGAACTTATGATCTTCTTCCGAAACCAATCCGAAAATACAGAAGACACAATGTAAAGGGTTATCAGTTAATTTTCGAACCAAGACATCAATTAGCAATGAGCGATGGGTATGTTTATGAGCATAGATTTGTGATTTATAGCATTTATCAAAATAATTTACCTAACTGCAAGCTTTGTGGCTGCAAGCTAACTTGGAGTAGTTGCCACATCGATCATATTGATAATGACATTACCAACAACACACCAGAAAACCTTAGACCAATTTGCCGAGCTTGTAACGTAATGAGAAGTCACACATTAATACCTAAATATACACACAAAGGTCATTCTAAAATAACTTTTAATGGATTAACAATGACAGCAGCCGAGTGGTCTAGACAAGATGGCGTAACAGTAGCTGGGAATACAATCTTGAGAAGAATTAGAGATGGGTGGAGCATAGAAAGAGCATTATTTGAGACAAGTTCAACACATCCAAATGCAGCAGTTAAGCGCACCACTACTAAGTATAAAAATAGATTTGAAATGAAATCTACTGGAATAAGCTTAGATTAAAGATTTTAAGGCGATTATTAAGTATTACAAGGCAAAAATTAAAGAGCTGGAAGGAGAGTAGAATGTCGTATAGCGTTGAGAGAGTGTTGGAAAAGTGGGGTAATTGCTGGGGCAGAGACCGTATTGGCACAGAATACCCAAGCACCACAATTTCTATTCCTGTTTTACCTACCGTGCGCAAGGCTCACATTCGATTCTTAACTGATGCCGAATGTTTAAAGATTGAGGAGCAGATTATGAATCTTCACGAGGATAGTTTGCTGCAATACCAAATTTTAATGGCGCTATACGTTCAACAAGCGAAAGAGCGAGATATTTGTACCGCACTTCATATTTCTCCCGCTTGTATGTATCGTGAGCGTGCTAAGGGCGTGAGATTCCTAAAAGGTGCATTTACTGGGGCGAAGATTAAATTTATGTTTTTGGGGTAACGTATTGACATCGTTATGGGGCGACTGTATTATCCTTTGTAAGGTCTCAAAACCTTAATCCAAAGCGGTTAGTCCGCTCCCGATAGCATAGCGGTTTTTTTAT